ACACTATAGGATGGACTCTTATTAAGGAGAAAACAAAATTATAATCTTAGACTACAGTCAAATCGCATTAAGTAACATCTTACCCTTTCAGAAGGATATAAAGAATCAAACTCCTGAAGAGATCAAGAACCTAATCAGACATACGACACTATCTACTATCCAGTCTTATAAGAAGAAGTACAAAGACTATGGGGAGGTGGTCATCGCATGTGATGGTCGTAACTATTGGCGTAAGTCTATATTCCCTCATTATAAAGCACACCGTAAGGCAAACAGAGATAAGTCCGACCTTGATTGGGGTTTCATATTTGATACGCTTGCAGAGCTACGTACAGACTTATTAAACTATTTTCCATATAAATTATTATTGATTGACACTGCGGAGGCAGATGATATCATTGCAGTACTAACAGAGTATACACAAGAAAACTTATTAGTGGAGCAAGGACTATTCTCTGAACCACAAAAGGTGTTAATAGTATCATCTGATAAGGATTTCATACAGCTACAACGTAACAAGAACGTCCGTCAGTGGTCACCTATGCAACGTAAGTTCGTAGAAGGATCTCAGAAGGACATACAAGAATATACGATAACACACATAGTTAAGGGTGACTCAGGTGATGGTATACCAAACATCCTAAGTAACGACGATGTGTTCGTATCGGGTGATCGACAAAAACCATTCTCAGCAAAGCGTTTACCTGAATTCTTTGAGAAGGGTATCGATGCTTGTAAGAATGACGAAGAGAGACGTAACTATCAACGTAACCAGACTCTCGTTAATTTTGACTATATCCCCGAGGATCTAGCTAAAAGTATTATAGATATATATGAGAAGACTGTCCCATTAGGTGACAAGAATTCTGTCATGAATTATTTGATAAAAAACAAATGTCGATTATTACTCGACTCAATTGAGGACTTTTAAAATGGCAATTAGATTTTTACCCGAAATATTAGATGAGATCAATGCAGATCCCAAGCTATTAGGAACAAAATATAAAGGTAACTCAGCACTCAAGATCATATTTGAGTATGCTTTCCTACCTGAGAAGAAGTTCCTACTTCCTGAGGATGAACCTCCGTATAGACCAGATGCTGCACCCATTGGAATGAGTCCAGCTATCCTTACACAGGAACTTAGACGTTTCTATGTGTTCCTTAGGAAAGACTTAAAACCTATCAAGCGTGAAGCGTTATTCATATCTCTGTTGGAGTCAGTACATCCATCTGAGGCTAAACTCATCATAGCTATCAAGGATCAAAAGCTTCCTAAGCTATACAAAAAGATCACTCGTAAGGTTGTAGAGGCAGCAGGATTCATCGCACCTGAAGCTCCTGGAGCATAGTTTTACATAAATAGATAGTAAGCTATAGGTCTGGATACTCGTGAGTCCAGGTGAGTTTTAAATTGTCTTTATAATCAACAACTTATGTTAGCATGTACATTAATTAGGAGTTGTGGTATATTATATAGTATGATAAGACAAATATTACTTCATAAAACAGATAAGATTTCGGTCTACTGTACACCTGCTGTACGGAAGCTTTCTGCGCGCAGGCTTACTACGTTTGTTAAGCAATGCCTTGCAGCTGAAAAGACCCTGATCAAAGACATATCCAAAAAATATCCTAAAAAATCTAAAGACATAAAGTACACTTTCCTGTTTAAAAACTTTAAGTCTGAAGAGTTACTTGGTACTACAGATCAAGAATATGATGATGATATCATTATCGAGTTAAACGCAAAGAATACTATTAACTTATGCAAGACTATAGCACATGAGTTAGTTCATGCCAGACAATTTATATCTGGTCAACTAAAGTATGACGTTAGGATTAAATACTTAACTTATGAGGACGATAAGCATAGATACATATACCGTCGTCAACCATGGGAAATTGAAGCTTATAAACTTGAACAAAAAGGTGCATTGAAGATTAAGAAGTGGTTAATAAATCACCCGCGCTTCTTACCTAAAATTGAAGATGAATATATTTTACCTATCTCGTAACCCTACCAAAGCCGCAGAATACCATGTAGATAAACACTGTGTCAAGATGATACTTGAATCTTGTCAACTATTGTCTACGGCGCATCGTATACTCGACGGCGACCAAACTATGGGTAAGACAGCAACTGGTCGTAACGTAAAACGTTGGATATTATCTGATGATCGCAACGAAGTATTGTATAGTGCAACACATGTTAACCATCCATCAGCTGTATGGTGCAGACAAAATAGAGACAACTATTATTGGTTATGGTGTTTACTTAAAGCATTATGTACCGAGTATACATATCGATACGGTAAGGTTCATAAGTGTCAAGAGATTGGTTTGGTAGATAAATTAAAATGGTTTCCTAATAATCTACCACACGGAGAATTTACGGATCCTACTCCAGCCATGCCTGATCAATATAAAGTACCGGGTGATGGAGTACAGTCATATCGTAACTACTACAATGGTGAGAAGCAAAGGATGTTCTCTTGGAAGAAAAGGTCAGTCCCGGAGTTTATAAATAAAACTACAGGAGAAAACTATGCCATTGTATGATTTTCGTAATAAAGATACCGGTGAGGTGTTTGAAAAGATGATGAGTATCGCCGCAAAAGAGGAATACTTAAAAGAAAACCCTAACATCGAGTCAATGTTAGGTATGAATGCTCTTATAGATCCGGTTAGATTAGGTCTACATAGACCAGATCAAGGATTCAAAGAAGTGTTACAACGTATCGATGAAAAGACAGCAGGTAGCCGTCTTAAAGAAACAAGCAGTTATTTTTAAAATATGGGTCTGTCGACCCCATAGCAATATAAGATCGACAAGTTAATAAAGGAGAAACACATGTTAACATTAGCATTAGCATTTTTAGCAGGCGCATACGTAGAAAGCAAGTTTGCAACTTTAATCGAATTAGTAATTGCAAAAGTTGTTGGTCTTGTACACACAGTTATCGGTGCAGTAGTTGGTGCATGGAATGCTTTAAAAGGCATCTTTACACACAAAGCAGCTCCAGCTCCAGCAGTTGACGCAGCACCAGTTGCAGCTCCAGCAGCTCAACCTACTGATACACCTACAGCTCAATAATGAGTTTTAATTTCGATTTCACTGAAGAGAAGTTAGGTCAGATCATCACACGTAACCATAACGTGCATGATTGGTTTAACGCTATGGTTACACAGTTGCCTCAATTTGAAGTAACTACTGCACAAAGGGTAACAGCATTCATTGCTCAATGTGCACATGAGTCATTAGATTTTACAAAGTTGACTGAGAACCTAAACTACTCTTCAGACGCACTGGTTAAACTCTTCCCTACACACTTTCATGGCGATGCAGCAAACTACCATCGTCAACCTGAAAAGATCGCTAACCGTATCTATGAAAATAGGATGGGAAACGGTCCTGAATCATCAGGTGAAGGTTGGAAGTATAGAGGTAGAGGACCAATCCAATTAACTGGTAAGGCAAACTATAGCAAGTTTGCAAACGACTTCTTTGAAGACCCGCAAACAGTTATGGATGATCCAGATTTAGTGACCGATGATATACCTACTTCATTATATTCAGCACTCTGGTTTTGGAATAAGAACAACCTAAACAAGTTTGCAGATGCAGGTGATATTAAGGGTATGACAAAGGTTATTAATGGTGGTTACCTTGGTCTTGAAGAGAGACAAGCCCACTACGATAAAGCCTTAGCAATACTCACGGCTTAATTGTACTTTTATTAACTTTTATTATATAATAGGACTATCATGTTAAAAAATTATGCAAAAGAATTAACAGCAATCGCAGTTACATTTGGTTTAATTAGTTACACTGTTTATGTTTGTGCAGCAGAGCCAGTTAAGGCAAAACCTGCTGTGGTTAAGAAGGCAGAACCGGCAAAGAAAGTTGATGTTAAAAAAGAACATAAAAAGAAACCAACTCTTAAGGCAAAGATCGCAGATAAAAAATAATTGAAGAACTTTATATATCATGAGTTTCCGGTGTTACAGAGGATCGATTCTCCAGAGGGGCGTGTATATCAAACTCCCTCAGGAGATAAATATCCTAGTGTAACACAAGTAACAGGTCTCTTAAATAAACAATTCATTACCGAATGGCGCAAGAGAGTAGGTGAAGAAGAGGCTAATAGAGTATCGACACAAGCGTCAGGTCGCGGTACTCGTATCCATGGACTATGTGAGGACTTCCTATTAGGGAATCCAACTCAGGCAGATATGTTTGATACTGAGATGTGGAATGATTTAAGACCAGTCGTGGATAAGATAGACAATATACATGCTCTAGAGAGCAAGTTATATTCCGATAAACTACAATTGGCAGGAACCGTTGACTGTATCGGCGAGTTTGATGGATTACTTAGCGTCATTGACTTTAAGACATCCAAACGACCCAAAGATATTAATAGTATAGATCATTACTTTATTCAGGCAACTGCTTATTCAGTTATGTTCGAAGAGCTCACAGGTATTAGAGTTCCAGACTTAACGATAATCATAGGAGTAGACGATGCAAAACCACAAATCTTCCAACAGAAGCGTAAGGGCTTCATCAATCAATTAGTTGACCTTCGTC